TTCGGTATCTTTACCAGTCGTAGTATGCGAGAGCGTGGGCAGTATCAACTTCAACTAATGAAAACTCGATCAAGTTCGGGAGTGGGGCAAAAGATAGAATTAGAATTTAATGTAGAAACTCTTAGAATTACTGACCCTGAGATTGACGGTCCTAATAGCTTTAAGCCTGCAAATAGCCCCAGTGACATTATGAATAGATTGAAACCTGTCTCTACAGTGAATGATGCAGTACACGATGTGGTAGAGGCTGATACCAAGCGTGTAGTGGCGGATGTGCAGGGCTCTAAATTGAAATTGTTGTTAAATTCATTAAAGAAATAATTATCTCAAATAGCATAAATACTATTAGGATAATCGTATGCAAAAGCAAACTCGCAGCCTTTTAGAAGAATTAGAAGCAATCGGTAATAACCGTGATGTGTCACACATCATTGAAAGCCGTGCCCACAACATAATTACTAGTGCGATTAACTTGATCGAACTAATTAATCGACATTATGATAGTGGTACTTCGGAAGTTCTAGAAAGAAAACTCATCAGTGCCATTAAAGGTAGAGATCAAGCTAGATTTTCAAAATCTATAAGGAAAAAATTATGAAGTTGAATGAAGTCAATCGCCCGGATAAATTATCTGAAGCGTTATCCGACCTAATAGGGGATTATGCCACCGCCGCCCTGTCAGGTGGAGGGATGTCTACTAAAGATAAAATGGCACAAAATATCTTTAGTAGAGATTTTGTGGGAAGGGCAACATCTGCGATAAACAGTGCTATCAAAGGAAACTTGGTAGATCCTAACTCTAGATCACAGATTGTAGGGCCAGTGAATCCACCGGTGATCGGCGCTGCGAAAGGCCCTAGCGCAACCACTCCTAAGACTAGCCCGGGCGCTGCTGCGTTTGGTCAGATGGGCAAACAATTAGGTGGTGGTAGTGCTGCGCCTCCTGTAAATCCCGGTGCTGCTGCGTTTGGTCAGATGGGCAAACAATTAGGTGGGGCTCCCACTACAGCCTCCGGCGCACCGCAGACACCTGCTGAAATAAGAGCACAGAAACAAGCTGCGGCAGGTGCCGCAGCAAGAGGTAATATGGCTGCAACATCGATAGGTGCGCCAAAGCCACCGGCGACACCTGCGGCACCTGCAGCTAGCAAAAGCTATGCACAGACCTTTCCAAAAGCAAGTGCAGCGGCTGCTGCTGATGATGAGGCTGATGCAGCAGTTGCTACTCATAAAAATTCTCGTCCAGCGGTACAATCCAATGCCATCGATCGGAAGCCAGAGCGCGCCGGCTTGGTCAATCCAAGAAGAAATTTTCGCGAATCAACTTATAATCAGTTGAACCGTGTGTTTGAGGGAATGTTAAATGAAGAAGCAGAAAGCATATCTTCTTACTTACAGCGGTGGGTTAAACAATACTTGAAGGGTATAAACCTTTCTGATCCGAGAATTTATGCAGAAGTTAATAAAATGATTAACAATGTGCAAACTACTTGGTCTAGTGATAAAGGTAAAGCGGCTCTCACAACACTGGCTAATACGGCATACGCATTAAGTCATAGTAATAAAATTGGTGGAGGGGCATCGACACCACCCGCTGCAGCGGCGCCGCAGAGCGCAGGGCAGGCCTTTATAAAGGGTATGACGGGTGCGGCAACTACTCCGGCTGCTACAGCTACTCAACAGACTGCTAGTGGATTATCGCAGTTAGCACAACTATTACCATTAGTTGATAAGTTGGATCCTGGAGCAAAGAAACAGTTGATCAACCATCTTCAACATCCTACTGCATTCGTAAATCCTGCGCAGAAATCTAAAAAATTGGTACCAAAGCAGGCTGCTGTAACAGCGGAATCTAGTCGTAGGATTACTCCAAAATGAATTTAGCTGCATCCTTAGCATCACTCAAAAAGAAAATTGACACTATTAATACCCCTCCTCTTGTTGAGGACAAAGGGCACTTAGACCATCCTGAAGACTTGGTATTTCTAGGTGATATTACAGGTGCTACTAGGGCATTAACCGCGATTCAACAAACAGTTACTAACCCCAAGACGGTAACAATTAAATGGGACGGCTACCCTGCGCTCATCTTTGGTCGTGGCAGTGATGGTAAGTTTAGTATTATGGACAAACATATGTTCAATAAGAAAGACGGTACTGGCAGACGAATATTCAGCTCAAAGCAATTTAGAGAATACGACCTAGCCCGAGGTGTAGATCGTTCCGATTTACACAGATTGATAGCTGAGATATGGCTCGGGCTAGAAAAAGCATCAGCCGGCGCCTCTGGGTACTATTGGGGTGACTTGCTGTTTAGTAACCCACTAACTGAAGCGAATGGACTATACACATTCAAAGCAAACCCAAATGGGATAACATACACTGTGGATCCAAAGAGTGTTGTTGGAAAGCTAATGGCTGGAAAGCAAGCTGGTATTGCAGTTCATCAATATATAGCACCAGATGCACCTAGCACAGACCTCGCAGTGCCATTGAATGGGAATATTGGCAAGTTAAAGAATAATTCCAATGTAGCTATTGTACCCAGTAAAATGCCAAATACGCCGGCGTTAAAACTAGATACGTCACTAGTAGCTGGTGTTAAAAATGCGATTTCTCAATATGGAGATGCAGTTAATCAACTGATGAATACTGCGCCGCAAGCAAGAAATACGTTTAATCAACTATTTACTACTTATCTTAATAAGAAAATAGTGTCAGGTGATCTAAACAATTTACTGCAGGGGTTTATGTCATACGTTGATACTAGACCAATGACAGACGCAATGCGGGCTAAGATAGATACTCATTTACAAAATAATCAAGATGGCTTAGTGGGCGCATTTACGATATGGGCAGCTATATACAAGCTAAAAATGTCTATCGTAGACCAATTGAATAAAGCCGCTGAGTCTAGCCCAGTACAAGGCTATCTGCAAGATGGTACCGCAACGCAAGAGGGGTTTGTATCACAGGGTTTAAAATTTGTAGATAGGATGGGCTTTAGTCGCCAAAACCTGCAGGGTAGATGACCAAAATCCCGCCGCAAAACCAGTATTTTTTACTCCTGGCATAAATAAGTGTAGAGCTATACGCTCACAAACTTAAAGGAATTTTTAAAATGGCACAATTTACAAGAGTTAATGGCGACTTTCTACCACTAATCAACTATGACTCACCAGCATATACCAACGCAGGTGTTAACGCAATTGAATCAGCAGCAACAGTTCAGCCAGCTGGTCCTAAATTAGCATTCGGAACAATCACCTTCACTGGTGCAGCTACACCATCAGGTTCTGACTTAGCAAAAACTTTCCAGATCATAGAGCAATTAGCTACAATTATGATGTACGAGTATACTGAAGTTGGCGACAATACTGACACGTTAGCAGTTGCTATTTATCCAGTCGGTGCTTGGGACTTCACTAACGGCGGTGCCCTTGATGTTGCATTGACCGCAGCTACAGGCTTAAATTATGCTGTTACTACAGCAGCAACAGCTACATTCACAAACTAATTGATTAGTTTTTGATACACCAGCCCGAGATTTATTCTCGGGTTTTTTTACCTCAATAAATAGTAGTATGAGTTTCAATATTCAATGCTATACGATGTTCGACATCACACAGACCAAAGTAATGAATCGTTCACGTCCGATAGCAGATGATGAATCATGGCTGTATAAAAGAAATACGCAATGCAATTTTGACACTGTGGTTCAGGCTATATCCCTAAGATCACAGCCTGAGGTAGTTGCCGCTCCTAAGAGAATACAAATACGATTTGATGAGTTTGATAATTTTGGGTTTCTATATCAACAAGCAGAAGATGAAACCTATCCTTGCTGGACCTTTGATTTTATGATACAACATCCCAGTGTGTTTGATGATGGGATATCTGAATTGGGATCGTTGTACAGTGATTGTGATGGCGTCCCGATGATTTTATGCGGCACTGAATGGAATAAGTTACCATTGTTTTTAGATTCGTCTCCGGAACTCAGAAATATTTATTTTACGGTACATTATGACAACGAATAAAATTATAGACAAAGTTACAAAGTTCTTAACCAATGAGTTTATACAATCGGTAGGTAACATAGCCATCTTTAAAAATGATGATGGTTCATACGAACTTTTTGACCGTTACATAATTAATGAAACAAAAAATAACACCTTTATAGTCAGAATTCGCAGTAGCTATACTACCAAGACATTTAACTCGTTGAAGAATGCAGTAACTTGGTGTACATTTGAAAAGAGAAATAAATTTCATCAAACAACACGGATTGAACATTTAGACAAGTCTATTGGCAGTATCAATGTAGAAATCACTATGCATCAGAATCTACTTAAAAAAAGTAACGAATTAGACAAAAAAATGATATACATCGCAAAGCTCAATGAAGAAAGGCTTAAACGAAAGAGTATGACTACGGAAATGCATTCATACATCACTGAATCCAAGTATTGGCAAACAAAAAAGTTTGCTCCAAAGGATCAAAATATGTATGAAAAGATAAATACTTTATAACGTTTGGAATAACAATATGAAACTTACCGATTTTGACAGCAAAGAATATGCGCCCCAAGCACTCAAAGAAAATTATAAAGTTTCCTTTGATGTAAAACACATGTCAATGCCCGATACGAAAACCATGCTACAAAAAGTACGTGGATTAGCGATGGAAGCCAGAGGATCATCTGATTTCCATCAAAATCAAGCCAATCCATCGTATATGAAACTAGTTTTTATGGAGCAGGCTCTTGTATCACACTTTAATGTGTTATCATCACGCCCTCAGCCTCGTATCGTGTTTGAGAACGAAGAGGTTGAAAAATCACAGGTTGTATTGGCAGCACAGGATATGGTTGACTCCGTTCAGAAAATGGTCGAAGAAGTCAGCGATATGTTAGTTAAAGAATTGCCTGCGTTAGTTGATAGCATTCAATCTGAGATTGGTGTCAATGAAAGTACTCAGTTTAACGCACAGGTTACTGAAGCACTATCCAGCCTAGCAGCGACGCTAACACTGTCTAAGACAACATTGCAAGGGGCACTCAATACTATCACCGGTCAAGGTGATGCGGCATTTGGTGCTGATATGGGTGCTGATATGGGTGCTGATCTAGGCGCTGATATGGGCGCCGCAGATGGGGCTGAGTTAGGAGCTGAGGATGAAGAAGACTTGATGGCTCCTGAAGCGCCGGAAGCTCCTGAAGTTCCCCCAGTTGGCGGAGTAGGCAGAGCCAAGAGATAAGTAATGCGACTTTACGAGTTTGCAGCCGACCCTATAGTTACTAGCTTGGTTGCAGTGGTTGATCAATTACAAACTGACTTAGATTCTGGTGAAGTTCATTCCGATTGGACTGTTCCGGAACTGTTAGCTTATTTTAGAGATTACGAT